TTACGGCAATGACCAAGCCGCGCGCGGATCGCTGATCTTGCGCATTATGGGCGACCCGATCTTCACGACCCCGATCCCGCCCGCGTTTGAACGGAACTGGATCGTGATCGGGCGACTGGTCCATCGCAACCGATTGGCACCGGCAGTCGATTTCACCGGTAGCTTCACATCCAGCAGGTAGGTCCGCCCACCCCCGCCGTTGCCGGTGAAGATGTTCGTCTCCCAGATCAACGCGTTGGCAGCGCTATACTGCTCATTCTGGGTCCAGATCGGTCCACCGCCAGTGTTGCTTGCGTTCCATGTCCACCCATCCCAGCCGTTCAGTTCGATCGGAATGAGCACCTGAACCCAATCACCCTCCGCAACACCGAGGATTGTGAAGCTAATGTCGGCGGTCGTCGTTAACCGAAACTGATGCAGGGTCGTGCCATCATTGACCGACGTGATGGTCAACACCTGCTTCTCGTTGCCAATTGCGATAACTTCTTTGCTGGCAACAGCCGTCGATGTGCCGACCGGCCGCGTCACGCTGAAGCCGGTAGCTACGTTGCCGGTAATTCCCGTCGCCTTGCCGCCGCTCGTTCCGGGCAGGCCAGCATAGGGGAAAAGATTTCCCGACAGCGGATCAACGTTCCGGTCGTCACCAGCAGTAACCATGGACTGGAGGATCGGCATCAGCGAGTTCGCCAGCACGGTTGCGCCATAAGATGACGGGTGGACACCATCGCTGCCGATAATCGCGGTATCTCCAGTTCCCCAGGTGGACGACGCCGTAGCGTCGATCGCGGTCGTGTCCCAAACCTTCACGCCATACCGAGAGGATTGCTTCAAAATCCAGTTGTTGAGCGTATTAATAGAGGCCAGTCGGGCATCACTGGCAGCCCAATCGAAGCGCCAACCCGCCGTCTTGATGACCACCCACACTCCAGCGTTGTTGAAAAGGCTGATCTGTCGATCGAGATGAGCGATGATGGCCGCGATACTGTTGTCGCCAGTGCCGCTCAGTCCACTGGAAATATCATTTGTGCCAATGTCCAGCACAATGATGTCAGGCTTGCGAGCGAGAGCATAGGACGAGCGATTGATCGTCCCCGGTATGTTGGCGCTATTGTAGATCAAATGATCACCGGACAGCCCCTGCTGTGATCCCGTTACAGCATTCCCCCCAACCGGCATCCGCCAGGGCATGTCTATCGATTCCTGCGCAAAGGTATCGAGGTTGAATCGTCCATCCTGATATTTGATTGGATAGAGATAGCTCTGCGGCGTCTCGCTAGTCCCCTGATGTCCATTGGTTGCGGTCTGGCTGGCGAGATAACGGCTATAGGTGCCGCGACCCATGAAACTGTGCCCCACCCCCATGACCTTCGCGCCGGTAGCGAGAGGCAGGGACGGCAGCGTGCGTTTCGGGAAACCATAGGCTGCCCCGACGGCGGTCGGCGTATCGCCCACGACCTGCGCGGCAGTGGGCTGCACCGCCACCGCGAAGAGTGGCAACACCATTTGCAAAAGCAAAATGGAAAGCAGCTTGCGCATCAGGGCACCCTCACCAGCGTTGCGTTACATGCTGTCGCGCCGCTCACCGTGGCATCGATGACAGCCCCGGCAGCCAGCGTGACCAGCGTCCCCCCTCCGCTGTCAGCAGCGGTCTTGCTCAGCAGCGTCAGCATCGTCGCGCCATCCGGACCGCGATAGCGGATGCTCAGCGTCCCATAGGCCGAGCAGAGCTGACTGACAACATAGCGCCCGCCAGCGACCGTCACGGACGAAGCAGGGACATTGGCCGCCACCAACCCAAAGGAGTCGGCAAAGCCGGTCGTAGGAAGCGGCGCCGTCGCGGACACTGGCGCGCACGTACCATCCAATTGCTTGACGCAGGTCGCCTGCATTGGCGCATAGCCTGCGGGCGCCTGCACCGATGATGCGGCCGCCTGAGCGAGTGCTGCGCTGGGCACTGCAAAAAGGGCAAGCGCCAGCGCAGGTGCCCACCGAAAGATGTTCATTGGATTTCCCTTCATCAAATGGGAGTGAAGATGTTGCTGTCAGGCCAGAGCGACTTCAGCCGCCCTCTCTGCCGTTTGCTGGCGCTGCTGGCGAAAAGACGACTGCCCCCTGTTCCGTCACCCACTGACGCAACGCGACAAGGTTCCACGCCTGCCGCTCAGCTATTCGGAGCTTGGCAAGAAGTCCGTTACAATCGGCCCCTGCATAAGCTCGGCAGGTGGCTTCGCTGGCGATGGACACTGGAGCCGGGTCGGAACTGCGGAGATCGCTTCGGGCCGCGAGTTGCACGCGCACACGGTCATAGCGAGCATCAACATCGGCAAGGCGCGCCTCATAGTCATTTCTGTTCCTTTCGTTGATTGCGGTCTGATCGGCCTTCACGCGCTCGACAGTGGCCGCCGCCTGCTGCTGGGCGGCGGCGGTCGCAGCGCGATAGTTGGCGACGGTCTGCTGGTGGGCCTGCTGTTCGGCTGCGCGACCCGTCCGGGCGGAGTCACGTTCGGCGGTGCGAGCCTCAACCATAAGCAGCAGCACAGCGACGATGACGACGAGAACAGCGATCACCCCTTCGCGCCACCAGCGAGAGGCAATGGCGAACGCCGCGCTCATGGCCGTTCCTCCAGCGCGACCGGATCAGCAGGCGGCAGCTTTGCAATCAGCCGTTCGTTCACGGTCTCGCTGGTGTCGCGTGCCTTGAAGGTGCCGATGACGCCGATCAGACCCGTGACGGCGGCGCCGATGAAGCCGAGCGCGGCAACGATCTGCGCGAGATGGGAATCCGGCTCGACGGAAACGCAGATGATCGCAGCGACGATCGACATGATGACGATCGCGGCCAGCGTCGCCAGATAGGCGACGACGTTGTGGCGATTGTTCATGCCTCATCCCTCGAAATGGGGGCGCCGACCGCCGACAGCCTCACCGGCCCACCGATGACGGGCCAGCCCTTGGGCCACCGCCGCGCGATGCAGCGCGATTTCTCCAGCCGCATGATGCTGACCGCGTCGCCCTGATTGCCGCCCAGGACATGATAATGGCTGGCGTCCTCGCCCACATAGAAGGCGACATGGCCGCCGCCAGTCCGCTCGAATACGAGGATTGCGCCGGGGGCGAGCCGATCGGCGGCAATGACGCTGCCCCATGTCGCCCACGCCTTGGCGCGAACGCCAACCTTCATTTCATCGAGCGAAACACCGGCTGCGCGAAGGCAGTTAGCAACGAACAGCCCGCACCACGGCACGCTGTCGGCATTATAGACGATGCCCAGCACTCTGACGCCGAGCTGCTTTGCCCAGGCTAGGATGGATGGATTGTTGGCGGCCCCGGCAGCTTCACGCGTGCCGAGAAGCGCCCGCGCAGCCGTCAGCCATGCAGGGTTGGTAGAACCCATGTCAGTCTCCCATGAAAATGGGCGCCTGAAGCGCCCGAAAATTCCGTAATGTGCGGATAGATCAGCCCGAACCCAGCAGCCGGTCATGAGCCGCGATGGTGGCCCCTAGTTGCCGGGCCTGCCCCTCGCCATCGACATAGGCTTGCAAGCGCGTAAGCCTCGCCTCGGTATCCCGTTTCGATGAGTGACAATCCTCGACTTCCACCTCCAGCTTCTCGATGCGCTCGTCCTGTGATTTGAGCCGGGCTTCCAGTGTCAGCCGGTAGCTCTTCCAACTTTGATCCAGTTCGGCGCGCTGCTGGTCGTTCACCGCCGCCACCCTGTCCGCGCGGCCAGTCAACCAGAGAATGAGCCAGCGCATCCCGTAGAGACCGCCGCCCAAACTCAAGCCGCCCGCCGCGACCTGCGCCACTTCACCCGCCAGACCGCCTTCGCTCATCTTTCCCCCTTCAATTCCGAAACGATGTTGGAGCCGCTGATCAGCTGAAGACGTTGCGCTTGATGACGCGGTCCCAGTCCGCCTCCAGCACGTCGATCGGCGAGCGGCCAGATCGGGCGAGGTTTTCGATGAACCCGCGATAGCAGCGATAGCCCTGATACTGGTTCGAGAAGCTGACGAACATTTCCGTCACGCCGAAGGTTGGGACGCGGGCCGAGAAGTTCGCGCTGTTGTCCGCGCCGACAGCGCCAGTCGAAGTCTTGCGTCCAGCCGCCGTCCGCACGGTCAGCCCCACGCCATCAGCGTTGCGCCAATAAGCGATCTGTGCCAGCGTCCCCAAATCGGCCACGTCCAGCGAAACCGCCAGATTGACCGCCGCGTTCACCGCTGTCTGCCGCCTCGCCTCGATCCGGCGGGTAGCGACCAGGCCGATTAGCACCAACTCTGGATTGCTGTTCATCCCCGCCGACCCGAAGGATGCCGAGAAGATCGGGGAAATCGTGCCGGTGTTGAAGTTCGCGTCCAGCGGAAGCTTGCAATATTGCACTGCCAGAAAGCGCTGCGACGCGCCGGGGAACGCAGCACCGGCAGGAGCCGCGCTCCAGATATCCGCCAGCGCCGCAGCAGGTCCGGTGAAGATATTCTGCCGCACCGTGACGCCCGAAAAGTCGAACCCGCCACCCGCATAGGTCAGCCGCGCATTGGTGCCAGGCGAATTGACCCCGCCTGCCCCCGCGCGCTCTGCCATGTCGGTGATCACCGCCGCCACGCCGGGATCGGCCGCAGCCGGACGACCACTGGGCGGACCACCGGGATAACACCAAGGGAAGGCGAGATCGAACAGGTATCGGACGCCCCCATTATCGTCGCGCACCAGCGCATCCCGCACCGGGAACGGCAGGCTGGTATCATCGGAGGGGACGGGGGAAATAAGGGCGGGAACGCCGACAATGGCCATGGTGATAGTCCTTCAGATGGATTGGGTAGCGAGGCGGAGATAGGCGTCGGCGATGACCCGCCCGCCCGTCGCCGGTTCGGGGTGGATCAGGTCGGCGTTGAACCATGGCCGCTCCGGGTTAGCGGCGGCATAGGCGAAGGCGTAGTTGGCGGGCGATCCGAAATAATATTGCAGGTCCAGATGCGCGCATGCGGACTGCACCGCGAGCCGTCGCTGCGCCGAGGCAAGCTCGGCCATCGGCCTCACATTGTTGGTTCGCTGGTTCTCAGGCGGCGTGGATAGGAGAATATCGCAGGCCGGGCGGGCGGCGCGGATATTGCCGACGACCGTGGCGAGCTGGTTGGCGAAACCGTTGCCGTCGAACCATGGCTGGTCGTTCGTCCCGAACAGCAGGATGGACAGATGAGGCGCGAGCTTGCCGATCGCGGCTGACCAGCCCGCTGCGGGCATGGATGACCAGTGCTGGCTGTGCGACCCACTCGACGCGATCTTCTGTACGCGGATGCCCGGCGCGTTGCTGCGCATATCGACGCCAGCCAGGGCGACGTTACCGGACATGACGCGCAGCCGCGCCGTGGCCGCCGTCGCGGGCAGGCCCGGCAGCAGGACACTGCCGCCGCCCGTCGTGGTCAGCGCGATGTCGGCGGAATAGGTCGCGCCGTCATCCCAACTGACCCGAATAACGCCGGTGCCGTCGCCACCATAGAACAGCTCCGCCGCATTGTGGCCTGCGGGGAAATTCCACCGCGCATAAGCGCCCGCCGTGCTGCTGGTGACAAGGCCGAGGCTTGGCACCGCATCGACCGTCTGGCGATAGGTGCAGTCCCATGCGCCGATCAACTGGCAGATCGTCACCTGATTGCCGAAGCAAGCGCCCCTGTCCATGTTGACGGGCTGGTTGCCCGCGCTCCACGTCCCGGTGAAAGGCGCGGTGAGCCAGGGAAAGCCCAGCCAGCCGACGCCCGCCAGCCCATATTCTGCGATCAGCGTCTGTGCGAAGGGGCCGACCCAGCGCGAAACATTTTGCGAATAGCTGTCGCCCAGGATGCAGATGACCAGTTGCGCGCTTTCGCCCAGCAGCAATTGCCGCAGGCGCAGGCGAGTTTCCTGCAACAGCCATGCGCCATAGGTCGGCCCGATCGGGTCGCCATAGGCGGTCAGGCCGGTGTCGATGCGCTGGGCGAGCGTCAGGCGGCTTCCGCGCGCGTCGGCCACTTCCTTGGCGGTCGCCGCCGCCGCATCGCTGCCGCCGCCCCCGATCCGGGATATCAACCGCCCGAAGCTGGTCAGCACCAGCAGCTGCGCATCGTCCACCGTTTCGAAGCTGCTGATCGACAGCGCCTCGCTCACCTCCTCTTCCGCCAGCCGGATGACCTCGCGCCCGCCGGGCGACAGGATCATCATGCGGGCAGGCTCCAGCGTTTCGAACAGCGCACCCTCGACGAATGCGGACGTGTCGATCGGCGCGGGCGGCAGCGCTGCCGGTTCGCCGATCGCGCCAATCAGCTTTCCGTTGGGGCTGAGGATCAGCATGTCCACGGGATCGAGCGTTTCGAACGATCCGCCCGCGACGAGATTGGAGATATCGACCGCCGCCGCTGCCGCCGCGGACTGCCCCACCGCAGCGACCTGACGACCGTTGGGCGACAGGATCAGGAAGGTGATCGGCTCGATCGTCTCGAACAGGTCGAACTTTACGGCGGCATCCGTCAGCGTGTTGAGCAGTCGGCCGTTGTCCGACAGGACCAGCGTCACGCCTTCATAGGCGAGGGTTTCGAACACGCTCGACCGGGTTAGGTTGAGCGCCGCGACCGCTGCCGCAAGTTGGGCGATAGCGGCCGAGGGATCGCCATGCAGGATTTGCAGCTTGGCCGGGCATGGGATCAGCACCACCGTGCCATCGGGCTGGGTGAAGGGATAATTGCCGTTCAGCGACGGCCCCCCATTCACGCGCCCCGCAGTCCATTCGGCCAGTTCGCCCTGAAGGCTGGCGAGCTTACCGACGACGGCAATCATCTGTGCCGCCGCTTCAGCCCATGTCGTCATGCGATCGGCACCAACTGGCCGTCGACCACGCGATGGGTCGAGTCATAGTCGAAGCGATATTCTTCGACGGCGATCCACGCGACGCCGCTGTCGTCCAATCCCTCCAGCGACCCGGTATAGGTCTGAAGGATAACGCCGGTGGCTGCATCGTAAATGACAGCGGTGATCATCAGTAATTGACCTGCGTATAGAGGGTGCGGGCTGAGCAAGAGACCGAGTTGGGCGCCGCCCAGATGATGTCGACGTCGTATGTCCCGGCAGGCAACGCCAGTGCACCTGACAGGCATACGACGTCCTGCGTTTTCATGCCGCCGCCGGGAAACACTTCCTGATAATTGATCCGCAGCCGCATGTTCCAGGTGTTGTCGCCCGAAGGGAAAGACTGCGCCACGGTGCAGATGGCGTAGATCAAACCGGGCTTGGTCAGGGTGACAGATGTCTGGAGGATCTTCAGGAACGTCGTACCCACGCCCGTCACCGCCGACGACGCCGTCGTCACCTGCCCACCGTTGAGGCTGAAGCGCGAGCCGATCTCGATCGAGTCGACGACGATATCCTTCATGCGGACCTTGCCGTCGCCACCTATCGACGGGTCGCTGTAGGAGAAGATCGACGCGCCGGAGGGCGTCAGGAAGTTATAGGCGTTGAACAGAAACTCCAGCCGGGCCAGCGTTCCGTTATTGGTCATCACCATGCCGGAGATCAGTCGGCGGCCGTTGCTATCCACCGTCGTCCCCAGAACGGCCTTCGCCGTCACGCCTCCACTTGCATCAACGACGATTGATCGCAGATCGTTAATCGCCCCACTGTTCGCGCCCAGGCTTGCCGAGATCGAGTTGAAGCGCTGGGCAAGGCTCTGCGTCGGCCCGGTGCCGCCTACTGGACCGACCCGAACGGTATCGACATTCATCAGCCAGCTTTGCCCATCGCCGGACTTCGCGCCCATCAGCGCCAGCGTCTCGACAATTGCCTCGTTATCCTGCGTCTGCTGAGCCTGAAGGTTCGCCACCACTGTGCCGATCGGCTGCCCAGCCAACGTGGTTCGGGCCAGCATCATGGCATGGTTGGTCGATGCCAGCGCGCCCATATCGAACCAGTTCTGGCCGTTCAGGTCGAGGTCGTTCAACACCTCCTGCGCTGGCCGCCCCCTTACAGCCTCTGTGTCCTTCGACGTGTTATCGCCCGTCACATCAGCGCCATCAGCGGGTTTGGGCTGGTCGGGATCGTCGTCGACAATCTCAGTCCAGCTAACGCCGCCGACCCGCACGGGAGCCGTCCATGCCGTCTGCTGTTTACCGGCGAGGAATTGGGCCTGCGTCGACCAGCGATATTCGCCTTGCGCAAGCGCCTGCGGGGCCAGCGTCCAGCCGGGCGGTATTTCGCCTGTGTCGAACGCTGGTATGGCAGGAGCAGGGGTGGAATTGCGATAAACCACCACCAGCGTCGACGTTGCCAGCGGTTCCACCACGGCCGCCTTGCTTAACCCCTCCACCGACAGCGAAAGCGAGCTAACGTTCTCCCCGACCTCGATCGAGAACTCCTTGAAAAAGCCGTAGATATTAAGCGCCTCCAGATCCGCATCAGCGATCCAGAGGCAAGGACGTGCGCGCACCGCAGCCATTCGATTGGCGACGACATCGACGGCACCCGTACGCAGCAGCGCCCGCCCGTTCATGCGCTTCGCCCAGGCGCGCTCGACGACTGTTATCTCCCCGAATGCATCGGCTTCCTTGATGCTGTAATCGGTAATTTCCGCCGTGGGCGATGCCTCGGTAAGACCGAGGCCGACAAGATTCCCCATCAGCAGCGTGCCAACCGCCACGTTGCTGCCCGCGATCGTCACGGTGATGACGCCGGAAACGTCAGGCAGATCGAGGAACGTCACCATCGTACCCACGGGCGCCTTGGCACGGTCGTAGCCGGCGGCCTGCACCCGCACCAGCGCAGCCGTCACGTCCAGCAGCGCGAGCGCATCAACAGCCTGGGCAGGATCGAAGGTCAACACGATATTGCCGGCGGACGTGGTCGCGGTGCCCAGCGCTTCATCGAACATCGCCCAGCGATTGGTAGGGCCGATGTCGAGCCACTCCGCGCTGCCGTCAGAAGGTTCATGGCCGATGTTGGCAACAATCAGGCTTTCCCAGCGGCGATGATTACGGATGACCCGGCCGCCGGAGGGATAGGTGGTGCCCACCGCCCAGGCGGGATAATCATTTTCAGCCACACTGCTGGCGGTCAGCACGCCGTCATTGATCGCAGCCGGTTGCAGCAACTGGAGCGTAGAGACCGCCTGATCCGGCGCGGGATCTTCTCCGCCATCGGCAACCAGGCTGGTTTCTGCCAGACCTTCGACCGTCAGGGTGCAGAAGCTGGTCGGCGGCAGTGCCAGATCAATCGAGAAATCCTTGTAGAAGCCAACGAACGACAGGCTTTCCAACTCGTCGTCTGCGATCCATTCCACTGCCGTGGCGCGCAACCCGGCCAGAGTGCGTTGCAAGGCATCGACGTCATCGGTGGGCAGCTGCATGCGCACTGACATCCGGCGTGCAAAGCCGCGCTCTACCACGCGCGTGACGCCAAACTTGTCGGTCTCGCGCCGACTATAATCGACAATACCGATAGAGGGCTGGGCTTCGGTCGTGCCCAGCCCAATCGTCTCGCCGCCAACGACCACCTTCATGCGGCGACGCCCGTCACGCTGATCGCCGTGCCGCCGCTGGCAGCGGTCACGTCATCCAGCTTCCGCTTGATTTCGCTGCTTTTGCCCGCATTGGCCGCATGTCCGGCATTATTCTCCTCGCGCATCCGCGCCACCTCCGCGCGAAGCCCTTTCACCTCAGTGGCAAGATCGTCATTAGACGCTCTAGTCGTGGCGCCGCTCGCCTGCGCAGCGGCCGCAGCGGCAGCGATCGTGCTGGCGGTCGAACTGCCGCCGCTGTCTGCTAACGCAGTAATCGCGGCATAGGTTAGTTCGAGGCTCGACGCGGTCTGCGCCTGCACCCGGTCCAGTTCCTGCCGGCTTGTCGCCACCAGCTCGGCCGCGCGCAGCAGCGATTGACTGAGGCCCGGCAGCGACTTCGCTGCATCCTGATCGCCACCGCGCGCTGCCGCATTGGCCGCGTTGAACTGGCCGAGCAGGGAAGCGAAGCCCCCATCTTCATTGCCGCCGGTGAGACCCCGGATGCGTTTCACCTCATCCATGATGCTATCGCCGACACTGGTCCACGCATCGCGCAGCTGCTCGGCTGCTTTGGCCGCCTCCTGCGCGTCCTGCATGGCCCATATCTGCTGTTGCAGCACGCGGTTGCTCGCATCAAGCTCGGCAAGATCGAGGGCGCGGAGCGCTGCCGTGTCACCCTTCAACTCCAGCAACTTGCGTTGCAGATCCTGCCGCTCCGACAGAATGTCTGCCGCGCTGCTCGCACCGTTCATGCTCGCTTGCAGATCGGCAAAGGCGGGAGCCAGTTGCATCAGCGTGGCGTAGGTGGCCTGCCCGGCGGATGTCGTCAGATCCTGCGCCTCCACGAGCGCACGGAACCCGGCCAGCGACGAAGGCATTGCCAGATCGAGGCTATCGAAAACTTTGGCGAACTGCGCGGTCTTCGCAGCCGCCTGTTCCGCCTTGGAATAATAGGTCTCGAAATAGGTCTGTACGGCGCCCGTCATGTCGCTGAGGCTGTCGAACTGGTCGGCCAGCGCCATCTTGAGGTCGGTTGACAGGCCATATGTCGCAAGGCCGAGCATATCGAGCGAACTTGTGACCTGTTCCGCCGTCGATGCAACGCGCGCCAGCGTTTCGAACAGGCCTTCGCCAACCTGCTGGAACCGTTCGATGCCGGGAAACGCCGCCTTCGCCATATCGTCAGCGGCGGCGCCGAACACGGCATTGAGCTTTTCGGCAATCTCCTCCCCGGTCAGGCCGTTGAGGTCGATCTTGCCAATCTTGACCACAAAGCTGTTCAACCGCTGCTGGATGGCTTCTGTGGATTGGCCGAGTGGGCCAGCTGCAGCGGCGATGGCATCATTGAATTGACGCAGGATCAGCGTGAACTGGTTTTCCAGCCCGCTGTCAGCGTCGGAATATTGCGTCGAATATTTGGTCGACGTGGTGATGCCGAACGTCTTCTTCTTCTTTTTGATGTCGGAATAATAGGAGGCGTCGTACCCGCTGCCGAGGATCTGTTGCAGTGTCTGATCGCTGCCATAGAGGCCTGCGCCCACGACGCTGGTCTTGGTGCCGAACAGCGAACCGATGGCTTTGCCGATGCCGCCCAATATCCCGCCGAGGATCGGCACCTTGGACAGCAGCCCGCCACCGGTGAGAAGGCCGGAAATCACCTTGCCGGTCGTGTCCGTCTGGAACCCGGTCGCGACGCCGTCGGAGGCATTGATATTGCCCTCGCGCACCAGCAGCGTCGCAAAGCCGCCGATCTGGCTTTCGATGGCGCTAAGCGATGCGGCCATCTGGCGCGAATAGGACAGCATGACCGTGTCGACTTCCTTCAGCGCGTCGATCGACTTCTTGATGCTATCCGACTTGGCGCTGCTATCGCCCAGCACCGTGCCTGTCCCGTCGTTGGCCTTGGGCAAGCTGCTGCCGCCCCCTCCGAACGCACCAGCGATGCCGACGCCGATCGATGCGAGCGCTGCGATCGTCGCTGCGCCGGCGGCCAAGTTGAGCGGGAATGGCAGGGACGAGATTGCCGTGACGACCGCCTCCACGGCTTTTGCCGCCGTACGCGTGCCGCTCTTCGCAACCGATGAGACTGTCTCTACCGCGTCCTGCGCCATGGCACGCACCGACAGGGCGAATTCAACAGCACGGAAAGCCTTTTCCGCCGTCTCCATCGCTTTATAGCCCGACGATCCTTCGTGGAAGAAACCCTTGGCGGCCGACGCCATGTCGCCATAAGCGCCAATCTGCGCGGTCGACGTGGCAAGATGATGCCGGGCCGTTTCGCGCGCTTTTGCCTGTTCACTGGTCGCAGCCCGCAAGCGAACGATATGCTCCGCGTCCGCCCGCTCCTGTTCGGCCCGATTATTGGCATAGATGGACGCCATCCCGCCGATCGCATCACCGACACGCCCGAACGCATCAGCCATGCCCTGGGCACCATTCTGGACGTTGCCGGCGATCAGATCCCACTGGTTCGCGGTGAACGCCAGGGCGTCGCTATATTCGCGCTGGGCCTCCGTCAGCCGCTGCTGTTGCTCGGCGATCTGCACTTGCTGGGCGATGTAGGTCGCTCTGTCGCCGGCGTTCAGCTTTTCGGCCTCCTGTCCTGCCTTCACGGTAGCAAGCGCCTTCACACGTTCCATATCGGTAGCACCGACCAGACGCAGTTCTTCTCGCAATTCGGCGAGACGATCATTGCCGGCGGCCGTCATGCTGTTGAACCGATCGGTCGCCTGCGCCGCGCGCACACGCTCGCGAACCGCTTGCTGATCCGCCAACGCCCTGGTCGCGCGCTCCGCTTCTTCCTTTAGGCCGCGCTGCTGCGCCACTTCGATAGCCGCGAGCAACGGCAGATCCGCAATCCGGTCCTGAACAAGCTCGGCGGCCCGTTCGGACGTCACGAGACCCGACGCCACCATGGCGTTCACCTGTTCCTGCGCAATCGCCTGCTCCCGCGTGGATGCCGTCGCTTTGGCACCGTCGGCAACACGCTGGGCGACGGACAGCTGAACCTGCCGGTTCACGGCAGCCTCGATATCGCCGCGCTGTTTGATGGCTTGGGATTCCGCCTTAACCCGCGCTTCGGCAACCAGTGCGGCAGCATCGGACACCCGATAGGCGTCGGCCACGGCATTCAGGTTCCGGATCTGGGCGGCCGTGGCTTCCGCATCGCGGGCGAGCTGCTGCGCGTGCCGATCAACCTTGGGCTTCTCCGGGGTCCGATCCGCCTTGATCGCCGCAGCCTGTTTTTGCAGATCGGCGAGCTTGTTCGAACGCAGCTGCTGGGTCACGTCCTGACCGAACCTGGTCATGGCCGCATTGGCCTCATTGAATGCACCCTTATAGGCGCCGCCCGCGTCGGCGAGGATGTCGCTGATGCCCTTGCCTTCGAACACACCTTTTACGATGGCGCTGATGGCGCGGAAGGTGCCCACAAAACTGGAATAAAGCCCGGCCAGCGCATTGCGACCGGCGGTGGTCATCCAGTCCATGGCCTGCCCGAACCACTTGCCCATGTTGCCAAGGTCCAGGCCGACGCTCCGGGCCATGACCTGGAATGTCGCGGTAACAACATCACCCGTCGAAACCGACGTATCCTTCAGCCGCTTGATTTCGGCGTGGGTGAGACCCAGGCCTGCGATCATGGGCTTGGTATCGACGCCTTTCGATACTTCGCGGCTGAACAGGGCAAGCGCGGCGACAGCGGCCCCGGCACCCACCGCCAGCGGCGCGAACCGGACTGCCACCGCGCCCAGCTCCGCAAAGAACCCTTTGACGCCGCCCTCGGCCATCTGCGCCACCTGGATGATTTGCCCCGCCTGCGTCGCGAAAATCTGCATGGGCGGCGAACCAGAGGCCGCCATGGTCGCAATATCGTTGATCTGGAAGGAAAGCTGGGTCATCGACCCGCCGCGCTTGCCGGCCTTACCAGCGGTAGCATCAAGCCGATCCATCTCCGCGCTGGCAGCACGAAGGCGGGCAGCGACCTCGGTCAGTCCACGGCTGTCAGCATCGGTCGCCCGCATCTCCGCCCGCATCTGGCGGATTTCGGACGCGCTCTTGCCGAAAACCTCGATCTGGCGCTCCAGCTGGCGCACCATACCTTCACTGGCTTTTTCGACGCGACTGGTGTCACGGGCGACGCTTGCCAGTTCGCGGGACGCCATGTTGCCGAAGCTGCTGATGCTGGCGCTCGCGCCCCGAAGATCGACCGCCCCCTTTGCCGCCCCTTCCATTTTCTGGAATTCGCGAGCGACGTTGGCGACGGTCTGCCCCACTAGGTCATCCATCGACCGCAATTGGCCAAAGCTGTCAAAGAAATTGATGGCAAAGCCGACTTCCAGCGTTGCAACTTCACCATCTGCCATCGATCATTCCTTTTATCCCAGCACCATGCACAGCTGGGCCACTTCGGTTTCACGTTCGCGCTGCGTGACCTCGCCACGCCATGGAGGCGGGCAGGACTCGCTTTCGGCCCGGCGGCCTTCCGCCAGATATTCGAGGGACAGCTTGCGGATGAGCCGCGCTTCCCACGGGGCGAGCCGGGTGCCGGTCAGTTGTGACCATGCCTGTATCGACTGCCAGCTGACCGGAGCCGACCCCATCCCCGCCGCCTCGGTCAGCCCGATCTCGATCAGCCGGCTAATGATATGAGGCGCCGGGTTCGGCGGCATGGGCGGCCTGATCTTCCGCCGCTTCAACTGATCGATGCGGCTGATAGCGGGCGGCCGATCCTTGGCCTGCGCCCGCTTGGTGCCCTCCGCCGGCTTAGGCGCGGCATTGAGCCACGCCATCTGCCGGACATAGAGCTTCAGCTGGTCGTCGAGCCTGCCGAGAACTTTCCCCAGTCGCCCACGAATTTGCCCGCCTGCGCCTTGATCCAACCCAACGTCGGATCGGCATAGACTGCATGATGCAGCGCGGAGCCTGCGAGATCATCGACCTCGATATGGTGGAAACGCGCGGTCAGGGCGGCGAGGTCTTCGGCCTCTTCAGCCCGGCGCTGGGCAATCGGAGCCAGCGCGACCTTGCCGTCATTGTCCTGCATGCGCTGAAGGGCGCGAGCGGACTGGCGTTCCTCGACCTGGGCAAACTCCTGCGAACCAGGACCAAACAGGTCAATGCCTACCGGCTCGCCGTTTTCATATAGAAACGAGCCGTCCGGCCCCTTCAGGTGGAGAAACGCGGTAGCGGCAACAGCAAGAATCTTGATCTTCATGGACTTGTCCTTTCGCGGGAAGGTTGCACCAGCCCACCCCGCGCCCGCGATGCGGGGCGAGCTGGTGCGCAGAGACCGGCCAGAGCCGGAAGCTGCTAGAATGCGGGCTTAGGGTGCGGGCACCTTGACGACGACCGTGTTGATCTCGACCGAGGGCGCGGCGGTCACGATGCTGTCAGCGCCGTCAATCGTTTCGGGATAACCGAAGGTGCGACCCTGAAAATAGCGGATCGAACCATCGGGCAGGGTCACCTTGAAGGCGTAAAGGTTATTACTGACAGCCGAGGCGCGCAGCAGCGTCTGTCCGGCGTCGGCATCGTCATGCGCCACGGTGGGCTGAAGCGTGCCATAGTCGACGGACCCCTTATGCTTCTGTTTCGGCCCTTTGAGGGGCTGAAACTCAACCTTGGCATAGGAGGCGCCGATCGCACCGATCTTGTCGATCTGCCCGATTTCCGTGTAGGTTAGCGCCGCGTAGCCAGCGGCATCCTGCGTGGCAGGAACGCCCGCCGAAATGGCGAGCGCCGTGCCCGCCGCAGTAATGGACGTCATATCATTCTCCTTTGGAGGCGAACCGGCTCAGCCGGTGATGTCGTTCGCGCGGGCGAACCTTGGGGCGATCAGGCGTCCTTGGCGGCCTTGTCATCGGCAGTCGGCGCGCGCACCAGGCCCGCCGCTTCATAATTGCCGAACACGCCTTCCGGCAGATCGACGACGCTGCCGGCGGTGAAATGCTGTTCGGTGCCGGTATCATTGAAAGTGCTGATGATGAAGGCCTTCTTCGTCTTCGTAGTCGCCATGTCGTTACTCCTCACACCTGCGCGTCGAAGGTGACGCGGAAATCCTGTGTCTGTTCAAAGCTGTTGCCGGGGCCGCCCACGTCTGGACCGGTGCCTGCGGTCAGAATGGAAACGCGCCGCGCCCCGCCCAGATCGCCGGTTCGACCTGCGCAACACGCTTTCACAAGGTCGATGATCTCATTCTGGTCCCGATAGCTCGCTGCCCTGACGGTCACCGCCACGCGGGCGATCTGTCGGACCCAACCGACCCGCTTGAGCGGCTGACGATCCACGACGCTGACGGTGCGCACCAGAAGCGCGGGCAAAATCACGCCCTCGGGCAGCCTGCCACCCTTGATGCTCGCCTCCGCGACCCGTTCGGTCACAGGAACGTCTTCCCGCAGCAGCGCGCCGATGATGTCGCTGCCAGTCATGATGCGTCGCCCTCGTCTGAACCCATGATGCCGGCCCGGCTGACCCGACTGGTGATGTAATGCTGCGCTGCCTTGATGGCCTCGCCCTCTTTGCTGTCGAGCGCAGGCCGGAGAAACGGATGCGGTTGCGCGCCGGGATGGAATACGGTCGCACCCACGAATTTGTCGCCGATCTTCAGCGAGGCCTTGTCGTCAACGGACTGATTGACCTTGCGCACGCTCATTCCGTTGCGCTGATTGTCGTCAACCGAGATGAAGTGAGGATCGGTGCCATATTCGAGCCACGGCGCTAAATAGGCGCCACGGCCCTTTACCTGCACCTTGCCGATGATCCGGCCGTCCTCCTCTTTCGTGGCAACCTTGATCGCGTTGGTCACCGCAGAAGATACCGACCGCTCTTTTGCCTCCGCCGCCACGACATTGGCCGCCGCACGGGCTGCACCGCGCAGCAGTTTGCTTTCCAGCTGGGCGGGCAATTGGGCGAAGAAGGCCTTGACCTCGCTCGCCCCCTTGACCGTAGCCATCAGGCGGGATTGCCCGCTGGCCGATAATCTTCGACCATGAATTCCTGTCGCGGTGGGCGCCCCTTCAGATCCGCCGGTCCTGCCACGATATGCATCAGCCGGTCACCCTTTACGAAACGCATAGCTGGCGTCACATCGCCACGGGCGCGGATGCGCAGGCGCGCGCGGCGGGTCAAAGTCGTAATGCCTTCGCTGTCATCTTCGGCGCGGCTTGGCAGCACGTCCTGAATGCCAGCCCAGATCTCATCGACCAGCACCCACTCGCCAGAGCCTGCGCCGTCAAAGCTATCGTCTGCCACGGGGCGCTCCAGTCGCACGAAGCTATCCAGTTCGCGCGCGGTCGATCTGTCCCGCCGCTTCATGCAAACGATACCCGGCAATAATATCCGACCAGGTCGCGGAGCGCGTCTTCGTCGACCAGTGGCGCACCGGGATTGTCATAAAGCTCGACGATCGCGACCTTAATCGCTTCCACCACGACAGCGGGCACGGCGTCGTCGGCCCAACCGCCCTCGCCGACGATCGGTCGCTGCATGAACCCTGCAACGATGCCGGTCGCGCCGGCAATGAGTTCGCGCATCCGCTCGTCGGACACTTCCGATCCGACGCGCAGATGCTCGCGAGCGACGGCGAGGGTGATGATGTCAGCCATGACGCTCTCCGCCGCCCGTTATTACGCCTGACCTTCGGCCGTTTTCGGCTTCGGATCCTTGTAGGCGACGGCAACCTTAGCTTCGACCAGCTGCTGTTCGGTCTTCTCGTCGAAACCAGCGATGTCGCCCTTGTTGTAGAGGGTGCCGACCTGCGCCTGCACGAGGAATTTTACTGCCATAATGGCTCTCCTTCAGAGGAAAATGGCGGGCGTGATGGACGCTCGCCGCGAGAGGGGAAGGCTTAGGGCTTCCAAGTGACGCCGGTCAGCACCGACACTGCGCGATCATAGCGCAGCTGGGTGTCATGCTCCTCGATCAGACGGATCACCGTCTCATCGTTGGAGAAGGCCGCCCGAATGGTGCCATTGTCGTCGTAAGCAGCCTCGGTCGAGGCAGCCAGGGCGACCTGATAGGTGTCACCGATCAGGAACTGGCTCCAGTCGCCGAAATACAGCTCGGACTCGTTGCCGCCGCCGCCAAGATTGTCGGGAACCGATGTGGTCGCCGCAATCTTGTAGCCCTTCAGCGTGTTGCTGGCTTCGATCGACGGATAGACGATGTTGCCGTTGGCATCGCGCAGATTGGCCAGATATTCGCGCAACGTCGGCGACATGACCCAACCGCAGCTGAGCATCGGAAGATTTGCGTTCTGCACCGCCAGCAGCAGGCGGGACAAATCCGACGACACGGTCAGCAAGGTCGGATTGGCCGTCATCGTTAGGATGTTGCCCGCCGCAGCCAGATAACGGGCGCCGGTGGGCGCACCGGTGGCAACGGCACCGCGCAGGAACTGCTGATCTTCCTTGACCGCCGCCGAAGACAGCAGATCGTCACGCACCATCGCATCCACACCGAAACTCGCGCGGCGGATCAGCTGGTTCGTGATCGGCACCAGCGCCATCAGCTTCTTGGCCGACATCGTCAGCGTCCCGACCTGCATATCGGTCGTCGGCGCCGGAACGCGCTCGCCGACATAGCTTGCCTGCGTGCCAGCGGTTTTCTTCCGCATGGTCAGGTTGCCGTCGGGCATCGGGACCGACCGGGCGCCGAGGTTACGAACAACGACGCGCGGGCGCAGCAGGTCGATAAAGTCGCGGCTATAGGCCGTATCGACCAGATAGCCGCCTTTGGTGTTGGTCGACTGCTCCATATTGGCCACGATCTGGCCGGTTTCGTCACCCCAGACCTGCTGCGCGTGGTTGGCCATGGCGCGCTGATCATTGCCGCCGGTCGCAGCAATGGCGATGGCGATGCGACCGACCATTGCGCCGGGGTCCATTTTGTCCTTCACGGCCGCAGGCACTGTCGGGGTCGGGCCACCGACGATGATGGGAGTGGCCGCCGAAGCCTTCAGCGCCAGCAGGCCTTCCTCCCGTTTGATGGCTGCTTGCAGCCCTTCCGCTTCCTTCTGCCAGGCATCGAACTGGGTCTGTTCTTCAGCCGTCAGGTCGCGATTATCCTCGCTTGCCGCGAGTTCCAGCGCTCCATCCATCGACGCGATGACGGCCGCCAGAGAGGTCTTGAGTGCGGTAATCCGCATGGTGGTCTCCTTAGGTTGTTACGATCCGGCGCGCAGCAGCGCGACGGTGTTTCGATTCGCCGCGGCCGTCCGCCGAGGCGCAGCCGGAGGGGCGCTGCGGGCCAGACGGCGAATGGCCGCGTCGAGGCCTTCAGCCTCCACGCGATCAACCATACCGGCTGCCTTGGCATCCTTCCCGGTCAGGGTGCCGCCCTTGCCGAATTCGGCCCGAACGGTAGCTTCTGTGACGCCGCGCCCCTTGGCGACGGTGCCGATGAACACTGCCTCCAGCGCGTCCAGCATGGGCAGCAGGGCATCGCGCCCTTCCTGCGTCGCGAGGTCGGGCCGCTTGTTCGGCGCTCCGGTGCTGACGATATCGACCGAGCGACGGCCCGAAGCGTCGGCGTTTTCCTGATAGCTGCTCGACATGCAGACACCGATCGAACCCACGAGGCTGGTCGGGTCGACGCTGATGCCGCCGGAAGCCTGACTGGCGATCCAATAGGCGGCCGAGCAACACTGGCCGGTCACATGGACCGAAACCGGCTTATTGATCGAGCGGAGGAACTGCCCAAAATCATGGATGCCAGCTACCGCCCCGCCGGGGCTGTCCATGGTGATCAAAATATTGCGCACATCGGACGATGCATCCAGCGCGCGCAAATCTGCTGCCATCACGTCCAGCGTCGTAGCGCCGGAGGTCGAAAGCCCGCTCGCGCGGGGGAAAATGGGGCCGAACACCGGAAGCGAACCGACACCATCGCGTAGGGCAGCAGTACGGGTGCCCGGCGCGCGCTCGCCCATGCGGGCCGTAGCGGCTTCAAAGCGAGCCTGATGGCCGTCGCGCTCCACCTCGATCAGAGCCGGATGCTCGATCATGCGCAAAGCAATCGCTTCGATCGCGTCGAGATAGGCAGGCATAATCGCCCACGGCTGCGATCGGATCGCAGCGAGGATATGCTGGTTCATTGTTCCTCCGAGGGACGCGGGACGTTCTGGACGGGCTGCTGCCCTTCGATTTGCGAGCCGGAGCCGAGGCGGTATCCGTCGCCGCCAGGACGATCGTTGGCGTTTTCTTTCCGGCGGATCTCGTTCGGGTTGTAGATGCCCTTGTCGATTGCGATGGAATAGGCCTCGTACCGGCTCTTGATGTCGCCCTTGAGCATCGCTTCGGGGAGAAACTCGAAGAAGTGCCCCGGCTCGGCAAAGGCATGCGTCATGTGTGCCGCTGCCCGCTCGAAATGGCCCAGCATCGTATAAAGGTACAGTTCGAGGCTCTGATGCTCGATGTTGGAAAAGGTCGCGCGTGCCAGTTCGAACAGCACATGCGGCGGAATGCCGAAGGCGCGGGCGACTTCCACGACGCTGAAGCTGCGCGCCTCGATAAACTGCGAAGCCTTGTTATCGTGGGAGAGGAATTTTGCATCCATCTCCTGATCGAGGACGGCGACACCGCCAGCGTTACGCGGCCCGGAGAAGCGCGCCTGCCAATCCGTCTTGATCCGGCTCTTTTCCGTCTGTTCGATCTTGGCCTTGGCGGTCAGGATCGTGGAAGGCTGGGCGTTATTTTCCCAGAAGCGGCGTGCAAATTCGCTGGTCGATGCTGCGCCTTCCAGCGCATCGGCCAACAGCTTCAACCGGTCGATGCCCACCAGCCCGTTGCGGCTGAAGCCCGGCACGAACCAGAGGTCATTGCGCGTCAGCCGATCACGCGACCCATCGGGCAGGCTTGCGTCGTAGAAGACTTCGAGACCGGATTCCCGGTCCCAATGCTGGGCGACTGCAATGCCGTCCGGATTCAGGCGGCTAAGCGAGCTGGGCCGATACAGTTGATCACGATGAATGAACGCCCCGAACTTCCCGCGCATCAGCAGATCGCCCAGCATCAGTTCCTTCATCAGGAAGGCTGGCTGCACCGCATTGGCGCTGGTCGAAAACATCAAGGCCTGCGCAGCATCCTCGACTCGTTCTTTTCCGGCATCTGTGTTCCGGTAATAATGAACCGGCGTCATCGCGAAGAGGCCGCAAAGCACTTCCAGCGCGCGCAGGACGCCGGTCAGCGACATCGCACGGGTTTCGCCCATCGGGGCGCCGCCACCATTCGAGCCAAGGATATTCATGACGGTGAAGCCGCCCGCATCGTCCAGGCCATCAGCCGCCGCGACCGGCCCGCTATTGAAGCGCGGCCCCTCCGGCGGCTCCGCACTGACGGGCGCGGACGCACGAAACGCCCGCGCAGCAGCGCGCGCCCGATCCATCATGCCCATGGTGTCAGATTCCCGTATATTGAAACGAACCCACCGCGACCGGATTGGCCTCCAGCAGCTTCGTGGCGTTGAACCCCGCAATCAGCGGATCGATTTTGGCCTTGCCTGCCGATTCCTTGGTGATCAGCACGGCATTCCCTTTCTGCTCTGCCTTCGCATTGCCGACGCACCACGCCATCATGCGCGAACCGTCATGCACGACCATTTTCAGCTTCAGCTTTCGCTCCATGGACCAGACGGCCGACGACAGGCGAAAGCCTTGGCTAACGGCCACCACCTGCGGGTGAACCAGACCAATTTCCGCGAGTGCATCGACCAGCGCCCCCACGCCCTGCGGATCGAGACCAATCGCGCCCTTGTCAGGCAGCAGTCCACTGGCCTTGACTTGCTCGATGACGGCGACGATCTCCGCCACATCCTCTTCGGTAGATGGCGAGCTTTCCCCAAGATCGAGGTCGGCCCATTCTTCCAAGGGTGGCCCACCATTATGGCCGACCCTCACCAGCGAGCCGTCATCCACGAAATTCTGTAGGACGCTCTCTTCCGACTGGCGGCGCGTGAACACTTCCGGCCAAGCCCATGCCCGGAACCAGAACAGCCACTTGCGGGTGCCGCGCTCGCGCCCCGCGACGCAAAGGCCAAAAAGATCGTCCAGGCCGCCGCCGTCGATGCCGACCACCACGACTTCGCATCGTCGCAACAGCTCTCCCAGCGTCAGCGTCTTGTCGCCCGCAGCCTCCCACGAGTCCGCACCACGCCAGCGGTGACGGCTCAACCGAAGGCCGATTTCGACATTCAGATGCTTCGCCAGGAAGATCTGGAGCGCGCCAGAGCCTTCCCGCTGGGCCTCTATGAGCTTGCCCATCAGCCATTCGGCATCGACCGAACGGCCGATATTGGGGTTCGTCACATAGAAATTTTCGGGGTCGAGATAAGCCTCGGCCTCGATCATCGCCTCTGGATACTCATAGAGCATCCCGAATTTCCGCAGGTCCGTCACCGTGCCGTCGCGAATGTCGCGAAACAACGCCAGCTTGGAGGCGAAAACGCCCGCAGGTGCCTCATCGCTATGCGTCGACAGATAGACGACGAAGCCCTCTGGCCTCGATACCAGGCCGCCGGTCGCTTCCATCAGCATAGCGTCGGCACGCGGCATTTTACCGAATAGCCAAAGCTCCTCGACGATTATGAATGCCGCCTTTTTGCCCGACACGATGTCCGTATCGGCCGCAACCACCTTCAACTCCGCGCGCGTAACCCGGTGTTTGATCGTCCGCTGGTTCTCCACGATGTGGAGCAGCAGGTTCAGCTCAGGATCTTCGCGGACCATCCCCATCGCGGGGGTGAATACGTTGTTGGCGACCTCCTTTGTCGGCGCCAGCACCAGCAGCTCGGCCGAGTGGCGCCAGTTACGCACGATCGCGGTGACAGCGATGCCGGCGGCGATGGTCGATTTCGAGTTCTTCTTGCTGATCAGCAGAAGGAACTCATTGATCAAACGCCGGGCCGTCTCCGGGTTATAGGCGCCGAAGATCGCACCCACGAACTCGAAAACGAATGGCTCGCTTACCTCCCCAAAGGTCGGATAGCGCTCCAACTCGGCATCATAGGGCAGATCGGTGATCTGCAGCGACTTGAAGACGGTAAGCGCCGCCTCAGCCTCGTCAGGAAAGAGCGGATCAAACGGCACCAATGAGCGCCGCTCAACAATTCTCTCGCGCCAGTCCGGGCACGCGGTCGACCAAACCGACTGCACCGCAGCCTCAATTCAAGCGCGGTGCCGCCGGCGGAGCAAACTTGCCGGTGACCTTGCCAGCTGCTTCCTTCGCGGCCGCCTTGATCCCGATCGGCTTCTGCGCGGCCGCCTTGGCGGGACGGTCGGTGAATTTGTCCGACAGGGATTGGAGGCGCTTACGCTCCATCGTCTTATCGAGCAACGACATGGCAGCGACGCTACCAGCCTCCACCTGGGCAATCATGGCGGCCATGTTCTTCATTTCGAGCCTGAGCCGGGCTGAAGCCTTGCCGCTAAGCTCATGAAAATAATGGCGGTTTAACGTGCGGGCGGTGATCTGTAATGCGGCGGCAATGGCCTCTTCATCATGCCCGCAGGCAAGCGAAAGCTGCACAAAACGGCGGTTTTCTGCGGTTGGCACGTGAGGCGGACGCCCCTTCTTACCACGCGACGCGGGGATCGGATCGCCGAACAGGTCGGTCACTCCGCTCAAAAATACGTCGCCCAAGAAAAAAATCTCCGAATGAGAGGACTGGCGGTAATAGAGCCGCCGACCCCCTAGACTTTCGACCCACCCCCCCATGTCCGGCCCTGCGCCCGCGCGGCCCGCGCCGCCGCCGTCTTCTGCTGGTGGTGGGTGAAGCAGAGCAGTTCGACGTTGCGGGGATCGAGATCCGCGCCGCCATCCTTCCGCTCAACGATATGGTCGCCGATGACCCGATGCGTCGGCGTCGGACAGCCAGCGCGTTCGCAGCGATTGCCGCGCTCGCGCCTAATGTCCGCCATCAACCCGCGCCACTCCGGCGATGAATAGAAGCCCTCTGCCACCTTGGGCGCAGCCTTCACCTTCGCGGGCATCCCGCCGAGGCGAGGGCCAAGAGCCTTGAGCTTTCCCATCGGTGCGCCTGCAAATGACAACGCCCCGCTGGGCCAGGGGCCAAGCGGGGCGTTGTCGAGTTTGGAGAGGATCGTCGCGCTGGCCCCGCACATAGGTCCGCCACCAGCGTATCCATCTGCTAGCGGATTTCGCCCGAAAGGTGGACAAACATTATTTGCATGATGCAACATTCTACCCCTTGCGCCGTCTCTATGCGCGGATTTCTGCGGCGTTCAGCGCTTCACAAATGCAAGTCACTGCGCGTGAGTAGCGCTTGCGCAGGCCGTCAGCACCAAGGCTCAGCCCCATCGGACGAAGCAGCGCCCGCCATGGGATGACCTTGCGGCCCGCAGCCAGTGCCGTGACGGCCAGTACCACCAACTTCCGATCACGCTCCGGCGCATGCGCCAGCCAAGCCGAAGCCTCCTCCATTCGGGCGATCTGCTCACGCGACAGAGGGATGCGCGGCACCGGCTTATCCTCATGCGCGGCCCAATCCCACCAATCGCGCACGATCAGATGCCATGGCCCGTCGGATGCAAAGCCCCAGTTGCCACGCTCGGTCCGCCATTGGAACTGCATCGCCTCGATCAGCCGCGCCTCAACGTCAGTGAAGGCCCAAAATGGACGCGGAGAAATGGCTCTTTCCGCTCCCATGGTGATGGAAGGATCGTCCATGCTGCTGCGCCGATCATGCATATTCCGAAATTCCCTTTGTATCACAGTATATTGGCAGTTTCAGAGTAGAGGGACATGGAAGGATGGAAGGACATGGAAGGATAAATAGGGGTCGTATCGCACACACATGCGCGCCTGCGCATATAGGTGGGAGGCACCTCGGAAACTTTCTCCAATCCTTCCAAACCCGCAGAAAACCACGCCTCGCGCTCCTTCCATTGCTTCCATTCGCCTCCCTCCGTGGAAGGACTAATCCTTCCAGATCACTCGAACGGCGGCGTCCAATCGTCGGGTTCGGGCGACTGCGCCGCAGGCGATGAGGGTTCGGGAGGCGGATCGTCGGCCTTGTCCTGCGACCCGAAGCGACCGGCCTTGATGTCGGCCACCTCGACCGTCGCCTCTATGTCCAGCCACCAGACGCCGTTCGATGTCTTCCGCTCATAGCCACGGTCCTCCATGGCCTTGGCAAAGCCCTGCGCTGACCATTCAGCCTTGCCGCTTTCGCGCACCCACTCATTGAAGACCTCCAGCAGCTCGGAGGACCGCGTTCGCGCTCCATCCTTGTCCGCCGTACAATCCCGCAGGAACTGGCCGAGCTGGTCGCTCGCCTCTCGATATTTCTGCGTCGCGGCCTTCACGTTGGCGGACTCGGTCAGCCCGTTCATTTTCAGGTCCAGCAGGCCCGCCATCATCCGATTGAGGACGCCCGACGCCTCCGATTTCAGCTTGTCGGGCAGGCGAATATCAATCTCGCTATCGGGAATGCGCACGGTCCACGGCACCAGGCGCACACGGCCCCAGATGCCATCGTCATGGCCGGTGATCTTGGGCTTATAGTTGCCTTGGGCCGTCAGCTTGAAGGACGGGAGGAAGGAGAAGAAGCCCTTGTTCAGATGGCGGGCCTGAATGGCCTCACCGCCCGTGACTTCTTTGATGAGCGCTTCTGCCAGCTTCGCGCCCTTCTCCGGTTCGGAGGTGCGGAGGAAGCGGACCCCCGGCAACTGGGCAAGGTCTGGCGTCGCGTCGGACCCCTTGCGCTTGTTCGATTGCTCCAGAAAGGTATCGAACTTGATGACCTGCGAATAGTCGCCAAGGATATGGGCGATCAGATCAGTCCACGTCGATTTGCCGTTGCGGCCCATGCCGTAGAAAAAGGCCATCTTGTGATAGCCGATGTCGCCGGTCGAACTCAGGCCCGCCCATTGATGCAGGAACCGCCTGTCATCCTCATCGGGCATGACACGCGCAAAGAACCCGTCGTAACTCTCGCAGGTCGCCTTTGGATCATAGATGACCGCGCCCATTTTCGTGATCAGATCATCGCGATTGTGCGGGAATAGCTTGATTTCAAGCCGTTTGCCGACAGTCACGATGCGCAGCGTCCCGTTCATGACATTCAGCGCCATGCGATCAGCGTCTAGGTGTTTGGCATCGATCGCGATTTCCCCGAACGACTTGGCCAGCGCCGCGACCGCGCCGATGCGGGACGCGCCCTCGCTCGATTTGGCGTGGGCGTTGATCGTGTCGGAAAACATGGTCACGCCCTGTTTCGTCGCCTTCACCACGAAATCCAGCGCCGCCCGCTTTTCCTCATCGCTGGCATCGGCGGGCAAATCTTCCTTGCACCCGCTCATTTCGACCAGATCAGCTTCGTTGCGGATAGCGCGGATGGTCTGAAACACCGCGTATATGACTTCGCCGGGCGTCTTGTCCTTCTCTTCGGTCAGCAGCGCCCAGCGCCGCCCGTCCCAGCGAAACCAGCCCAGTTCCCGGCAAAAGCGGAACAGGTGGCCAAAGCGGACCTTGAACCGCTCGGCATTGCCTAGATCGGTCAGCGGCAGGAAAGCGCAGGCGCGATCGCGCTCTGCGTCGGGCGGCATGCCGATGCGCCGGTTGTCGCCCCCTGACCCCCGCTGTTCAACCGGGGCGCCTTCCTCCATCTGGAAGGATGGCAATCCATAGTCCTCTGGGGAGGGCCCGGGAGCGGAAGGAGCGGAAGGAGCGGAAGGAGCGGAAGGAGCATCGCCCGCCCCCGCGCGGAAGTAGGCGCCAGCGGCGGAGCGACGCGCGCGACGGTCGGCCCGTTCCTGTGCAGCGGCCGCGACCTCTCCGAGGTCGCGAGGTTTTTCGAGGCCTGCTATCCAGCCGCTTTCAATCGTGGCCTGCAACTGGGCATCATCGTCGCGGCCGGGATTGCGGCGGGCGCTATCCTCTATCGCCGCACGGGCGACCGATTCCCGCAGCGCCCCGGCCGCGACCAGCGTAGCGATCTGAAAGGCGCTCTTGTTCAACTGCGGATTGCGGCTGCCCGATGCTGCCGTTTCGATCAGGCGGCATTCCGCCTCCAGCGCCGACAGGGCGTAGCGCCGGAGCGAATCGTCAACATTGTCATCATGGACGGGCGCAGGGCGGCGGGCAGGGGTGGGCGCATCCTGCTTGACCGGCTTGCGCAATATGTCGACCAGCGCACCGGGCGCCTCGACAATATTGGCATCAGCCTCGCCGCGCAGCCACCGATAAGCGACACCATCGGCGTTGATGCTGGGCGGCGCGATGACATATCCGCCCTTGCCGCGCACGTCGACATGGTCGGGCAGGCTGCCGCTGTTGCGGATCTCTGCGCCTCCATCATCCGGCCAGGTCAGCCACACATGGACGCCGCCCGATGGGGTGCGCGATGAAAGCGAGGCGGGCAGGGCAACGCCCATCTGGGCCTCAAGCTCACCGCGCAGCCGCTCCAGCGTCCACTCTTCACCGGTATCATCATCATGGCGCGGGTCGAAATCGAGGACGAACAGGCGGTCATGGCCCGTCGCCACGCCCACCATCGCCTTGGGCCAGCGCGCCCACCATTCGCCAATCGTTTCACTGTCGGTGGTGGCCTTGCTGACCCCGCCGCTATTCTTGATCGGCTTGCCCTCGGCATCGACCTCTTTGGGCGGCAGCGGGCGCTTTGTGCGCGGATTGCACGGGAAAACCGGCCACCCGCGCGCCGCATAATCGAGGGCGGCAACCAGATACGGATTGATTGAAGACACGAAATCCCACCCCGAAAATCAGGCGAAAAGGCAACAGCGATGGAAGAATGAAGGGGTCAGGCCGACCTAAAACGGGACTTCATCGTCCAGGCCATTATCGAAATTGCGGCCGCCAGCGTCGCCACTCGATCCGCCGAAGCCCGGCCCGTCCTGATAGCCGCTATAGTCGCTGCGCCCGCCGCCGTTGCCGCCAGCGCTATCGAGCATCTGCAACTTGGCATCGAATCCGCTCAGCACCACTTCTGTCGACCAGCGGTCGTTGCCCGACTGATCCTGCCATTTGCGGGTGCGCAGCTGACCGCCGATGAAGAGCTTGCTGCCCTTCTTCACATATTGCTCAACCACCTGAACCAGCGGACCGAACACGACGACGCTATGCCATTCGGTACGCTCTTTCTTCTCGCCGGAACTGCGATCTTTCCAGCGCTCGCTGGTGGCGAGGCGAATCGACGCCACCTTATCGCCACCCTGTAGGCCGCGAATCTCAGGGTCTGCGCCCACATTTCCAATCAACCGAACTTCATTCAACATGGATCAGACTCCAACGAAACATACAGACGGATTTGCCAGGATCATGCGCCTGCCGGTGGGGCGTCGTGATCAGGCGCGAGGTCAACATGCTGGCGCTATGGTTCGTGCAATTGACGGTGCCGCAGCGTGGGCAGGGGGTTCGGGCGGCGCGCATCAGGGAAGCGTCGTCAGCTTTGAGCCTCGCCAGACGCCCGAAGCTCTTGCGACCGAGAATGCTCATTCGTCGCTTTCCTTCCCGGCAATCGCGCCGATCTTCTTCATGAGCTGTTCGGCCCGTGTGCGATCGGCGCGGTGCGATCCGCCTGCGGTGCATTCCATGATGATGCGGGCCAGCGATTCGATTTCATGGGCGCGGCGGTAGAAGGTGCCCGATGACAGCAGCGGCTTGACCCCCGTGTCCGAACGCTCTGCCCCCGCGTCCATCGTCCTAGACCCGCATCGGCATCAGGACATATACGCGGTCGGCTTCGTCACTTTGCTGCCAGAGCGTACCGGTCGCCGCGTCCGCCATATGAACGCAGGCGCGGGAGCCTTCTGCACCGGTGCCTTTCAGGTGGCCCAGAATGTCCAACAGATAGCGGCCATTGAAACCGATCCGCAGCGGATCACCTTCATATTCGCACTCGACCTCTTCAGTCGCCGTCCCGTTTTCAACGCTGGTCACCTGAAGCGTGACCACCTTGGCGTCGAACTGAAGGGCGATGGTTCGCGTCTTTTCGCTGCTGATGGTCAGCATCCGTTCGACCGCTGCGGCCAGCGGCCCAGGCTCGAACCATGCAGCCTTGTCGCTGGCGGACGGGATGACGCGGGTATAATCGGGGAACTGGCCGTCAATAGGCTTCCCTGTCAGGATCGTCGCGCCCACATCGAAACGGAAGCGCGTGGTGCTGATCGATACATCGACCGTGGTCGTGACCTCATCCAACTGATGCGACAGCGCGCTGATGGCCTTTTTCGGCATGATGATGTCCGGCATTTCCTCGGCGCCCTCAGCGGCGTCGGTGCGGAGGCGGGCAAGGCGATGCCCGTCGGTCGCCGCAGCCACCATCCTGCCGGATCCGTCCGGGACATGGACGAAAATCCCTTTGAGATAATAGCGAACATCCTCGGTCGACATGGCGAAACCGACACTGTCGATCATCGCGGCCAGCTTGCCCGCGTCCTGCTCCCACTGGGCATCCCAGTCGCTCATTCCAAGCGTTGGAAATTCATCGACCGGCAAGGTCGGCAGTTTGAAACGGGCGCGACCGCAGGTGATGGCGATGCCGGTATTGCCGTCGGCCTTGATCGTCGCGACGCCGTCCACCGGCAGCTTGCCCGCGATCTTTTCCAGCGTCCCGGCATCGGCGCAAAACGCCATCGCCTTATTCTTGCCTACCTCTTCAAGATCGATGACCTTTTCAATCATCAGCTCCAGGTCGGTGCCGGTCAGGTGCATCTGCCCCGGCGTCGATCGAACCATCACACAGGAGAGCATCGGAACGGTGCAACGCGCTTCTACCACGGCCTTGATGGCCTTCAGGCCGCCGCGCAGGGCTTTGACATTTACTTGGATCAATGCGGCTCTCCTTGGAAATAGGGCGCGGGGGCGGCGCCGGGGCCTTTGGCGCCGCTCCCCGCTATGCCGTGCCCCAGGGGGGATTGAGCCACGGCAATCTGATTTTCGGTTTCGCGGTCGATTTCGTCGGCCCAATATTCGGCCGTGTCGAAATCCACCTCGTAGGTTTCGGGCAGATTGGCGAGCATGCACCGGCCCATCTGGTTGTAGCGCGCCTCGAAATGGCGCCGCGTGATCTGCATATCCACGAAGGTCACAGCAGCGCCCTCAGCGTCTGCGCGCCCGTGTCGGCAATGGTGATGACGCGCCGCTCCAGGGGGGACGGCTCCCAAACCGAGATCCGGCCGTCACGCACAAGGCAACGGACCCGATAGGAAGCGGCAACGCTATCCTGAAGGCCGACGATGCGCGCCAGCTCCGCATTGGTCGGGCACGGCTCGCCCCGGTTGGCGGCGCGCACCAGCTGGCGGAACACCGCCTGCGTCGAGCGCTTCGCATCGTCGGAGCGGATCTTGAAATGCCCAGGGTTCAGGACACGCCGCCGCTCTTTCGGCGTCGGCAGCCGCTGCATGATGAAGCGGAAACCGCCATCGGTCGCCCGCTTCGATGTCATGGTGACCAACCCACGCTCATGGAGCGCGCGAACGGCCGCGCCGATCGCTTCGCCGGGCCGCTTCCCGGTGCAATAGACGGCATCTTCGCCGGGAGCCGCGCGCTCGACCCAGTCCTGCGCCTGCTCAGGCTTCATTATTTGCATCATTGCTCCCCCGATACGGCGCGAAGTTGGGTCAACAGCTGCACGGCAATCGCGACCAGCTGCTCAGCGTCATCGAGCAGCCCATGCTTTTTGACATCTTGGGCGCAGACGCGCTGATCGTCGGCGAGGGACGCGCAGATCTTCGTCACAATCTCGGCCGCCTCCGTCGATACCGCGCCGACCTGCGTCATCCAGTCGCGCGCGTCGGTTTCGACCTCTGGCAGCGGGAACAGTTCGAAACCCTGCATGTGGGCAAGCGCGCGCGTGATATGGGGCCAGCCAGCCCTACCTTGGCCCAGCCGCTCAAGATGCGGCACCAAACGGAGCGGAATGAAGCCCGCCTTTTCCGAATTGCCCCAGTCGTTCACGACCGACTGCGCCCGCTCCATTATACGGGCGACATAAACCTGCTTGTCGACTGCTACAGCCGCGGCGGTCGCATCCTTCAATGCGATGTCGGTTGCAGTAAGTTCGAGGCCACCGGGGATCATTAGGCAAGCCCTCTAGGGGCGCGGTCACGAATATTCAGAACCTTGTCCTGATCCGCGCCCCCTTCGGCTATCGTGCGGCCGCATTGATTCGCACGAAAGGAACTAGAATGGCCGAAACTGTCATCACCCCGCAGGGCACCGACGCAATCGAGGTCGGCGGCTTCCATGATGACGCTGGCAATCGTTTTATCGGCCTGAACTTCAAAGCGCCGAACGGCGATAACACGGTCGTCACCTTCACCCCGGCCCTGTTCGACGCTTATGCTGAGCACCTTGCGCAGGCGGCTGCCCAGATGACCGGAGACGATTACTGGCGCAACGTTCCGAAGTGACGGAGCGTCAACCCAAGCGATGAGGTTGGTTGGGGAGGGCATCATGCAGCCTCCCCGATATTTTTGGCCACACTTTCGGGTGACGACACGGCCACCGCCTTGGTAGCGCTCAGGTCAATCTTGAGCTTGTTCGCCATCGCTTGGACGCCGGGCATTCGCCATCGGGGAATGCCAGCCCCCGACTTCCAGCTAGAGACAGTGGATGGCGGAAGCCCAAGTTCACGCGCTACTGCGCTTGTCCCGCCAAGCGCTGAAATGATGTCAGATGCCTTTTCCATGGCCACGAATTACGATTTTCGTAATTCAGTTGCAAGCGAGAAATTACGATGTTCGTTATCGACCGGCGGTTACGATTTTCGCAATGTACCCGAGTGCTAAGCCATGATGAACTTCTCGCCGAACTAAGGGCACAGCTTGCTCAACGCAGGTTCACCCAGAAGGCGCTTGCTGCCCACCTCCGAGTGGCCCCAGCGCGCGTAAATGAGATGCTGAAAGGCGAACGACGCATTCAAGGAAACGAAGTGCGCCCCCTCGCTGAATGGTTAGGCGTGACCGACGCTCCAGCGTCAAAGCCCTTGCCCGAAGGTGCGAAGCCGGTCACGTCGGTCCCACTCTTGGGCGAAGTCCCCGCAGGGCCATGGCGAGAGGCTATTCGCAGCTCAAACCATTATGTCCAAGTGGCTCTGCCCGGAACACGCCCGAACGCCTATGCTCTAGAGGTAACGGGTGACTCGATGGATAAGCTGGTGCGCAATGGCGCCACCATAGTTGTCGACCCAGACGACATCGATCTCTTTGATAAGTGGCTCTATGTGGTGCGGAATGCAGACGGCGATGTCACTTTCAAACAATATCGGGACGCGCCAGCCAGATTAGTGCCTTGCTCGCGCAATCCCGTACATCAGACGATTCCCGTCACCGACCGAGAATATGAAATCCTTGGGCGGGTAGTCTTGATAACGGTCCCACCAGATCAAGCGGCTCTGGATTGAACCCGTCCCCTGCGCGCCTGAATGCCGCCTGGAACAGTCACGTAAAAACATCCCCACTCATCATAGCTTCCTAGCCCCCGCGCAATCAGGTCACGCCGCGTTTTCTCCTTGCAGTTGCGCCAAGGGCCGACAGGTGTTGCGAAGCACACAGCGCGATACCAAACGATTTCCGTCAATCCCACCTCCCGAATCGTGAGCGACCGATAAAGAACAAATTGCGAACATGGATCAACCCGCAGCGCCGAAAATAGCTGTGGAAAAACAGTCCACAAGCGCAGGTTACGAAAATCGTATTGACCGTAAATTACGATTTCCGTAATTAACTCCTGTTCCCAACAGGAGGCAATAAATGCTCGCTCACGCGTCTACCCAGTTCCCCTATCCCGGCAGCACGGCGATGCTGGACGGGCTTTCATTCAAAATTCAGCGGCTGAACGCCGACGGCACTGCCACCATTTCCCGCGACGGGCAGGGGGCCAGCTTTCGCCGTGACGCGCCACTGGCCGATCTGGTTGACCCGGTCGAGGCCGAGGAAAATGCAGCCCTGTCGCTGGCCGGCGACCGGGAAGAGGCCGACACCCGTATCGCCCTGTTCCTTGCGACCCATCTGCGGCCGAACAATCAGATCGGCCTCTATGACCTGCGCCGCGCCGTGGCAGAAGCCGCCCACATCGGCCGTATTCCCGATGTCCGCGACTATGCCCACCTGTCACGCATCATGCGTCATATGGGCTGGACCAAGAGCGGCATGACCGGCACCCGCGCGCGCCGCCAGCCGCTCTATGTCCGGGGCGAAGAGTGATGACTCCCTTCGCCCAGATCGCGGGCCTGATCTTCGCCGCCGCGTTCCTGCTGGCGTACTGGACCATCGCTACGATGTTCGCGGCCTACTGGCCGAAGATCATCGCGGCGCTGGAGTGCCAGCCGATCCCGCAGGACGCACCGGTTTTCCGCCATGCCCGTCGACCCTGACCCGCAGGGCTGTGCCATCCACCCCGCGCTGTTGGCTGCGCTCAGCATCATCGGCGCGTTCGCGTGGGTCTTCATATTCAAGGCAGCAGCGCTCGCTTGCGAGCTGACCGCCGCCTTCATTCAAAAGGTTATGTCATGAGCGAACCCGCGAAGGTTGTTAATCAGGCCATGGGCGTCGCCAGCTATCTGGACGGCATCGGCGAGCGAAAGCGGGCGAACGACATTCGCCGCGTCTGCCGCAGCAACGGCGCGTACCGGAGCAACCTCAGCCAGCTCCACAAGGAAAATCGCCAGATCCGCGCCACCGTCGCGCAGCTCATCATGGGAGGGCGCCCATGATAACCGACTATATCAACCGTCAATATGGCGTCCCCGCCCGGATCGGCGGGCGCGTCTCCTATACCGGAATCGGTAAGCCCCAGCACGGGACCATCGTTTCGGTCGACGGCGCCCGCCTGCGGATCAAGCTGGACGATAAGCCCGATTTCGTCGGCCTCTATCACCCGACATGGGAGCTGGAATATCTCGCCAGCGAGCCGCCTGCCATCGTGCATGATGCCGATTGCCTGTCCTTTTCGTGGTCTGTCTCGGCCCCTGCGATTGCAGCGCCAGCAGGGAGGGGAACGGCAATGGCTGAACGCGACCTTTTCGACGCCGTCGCGGAAACTGCCCGCATGAAAATTCAGGAAACCATCTCGGATTTGGCCGTCACGGACAGCTTGTGCGAGCGGTTGATCGACGACACCGCGTTCATTGCCCTTTGCTCTGGCGCATCGGCTGCCATCGCCAACACTATCCGGGCGCTGGTCCACACCAACGGCATCGATGGCGACGTGGTCATAGCTGCCATGACGAAGCAACTCACGGAACACTGGCAGCAGGCCAATAGCCCGCGCCGGGCGGGAGGGGTGCAATGAACCATCCAGCCGCCACTCAACTCATCATCTTCGCCCAGGAAGAACGCGCCCGCCGCAAGGCTGGGTGGCATTCAGTGGGCAAAGGCCAGTCCGAAGGCGCGAAACAGGACGATGCCCTATGGTGGCACATCGAACGGTTCATGCGTCACCTCGCGGGAGATGACCGACCGCCCCGGCACCATGGTGGGGCGGCGAAGGACGCCATGATCGCCAACCTGCGCACGACGTACCGCAAGGCGCTAGTGGCGTTCGATGCCAAGCCGGAACACCATCCTAAAATCTTCGCCCTGCGCGAGCTGCTGTACGCGCTGGAATTTACGCTGCTCTACACCAAAGAGCACCCCATACCGATCCATCGTGAAAGGGCGGCAGCATGAACGCCCCGGCCAAAATCACGCGGGGCACCGACCCCGATATGATCGCTTTCGCTCAAGCTCTTGCAAGATTGCAGGTTGCGAGAGACATTGCCGCACTTCGCGCTGCGCGAAAGGGTGGCCTGAATGGAGAATACAATGCGGACCGTCATCTATGCCCGGTTCAGCCATGAAAATCAGAACCCCCGGTCCATTGCTGACCAGATAGCCCTGTGCCGCCAGCGGGCGGAACAGGAAGGCTGGACGGTTGTGGGCGCCTTCGAGGACGCGGCGACCTCCGGCGCTGCCGGGATTGGCGAGGATCAGCGCCCCGGCCTGAATGCCATGATGCGCATGGTCGAAGCGGGCGGGGTCGATCAGGTGCTTGCCGAATCGACCGACCGCGTCGCCCGCCACGTCGCGGACGCCCACAATCTGCGCGAGCGCATGGAGTTCGCGGGCGCCCGCCTGTTCACCCTGTTTGATGGCACCGTGACCCCCATGATCGGGCTGGTCAAAGGCTTCATGGATGCCCAGTTCCGCACGGACTTGGGCAAGCGCGTCAGGCGTGGCCACATCGGCACTGTCAAGCAAGGCAGGGCGCCGGGCGGCATTCCCTATGGCTATCGTCAAGCCAATAGGATTGATGAGAATGGCGGACTGATCCGGGGGCTGCGCGAAATCGACCCCGAAAGGGCGGAGATTGTTCGCCGCATCTTCACCGAATACGCAGCGGGCAAAAGCCCGATGTCCATCGTCCGCGATTTGAACATCGAAGGCATTCGGGGGGCACGGGGCAACCTCTGGCACTCGACATCCATCGCGGGCGAGAAAACGCACCGGCGCGGCATCCTGCGCAACGAAATGTACATCGGCATTCTGACCTATGGGACCAGCCGTCAAGTTGTGAACCCGCAGACCCGGCGTCGCCTGATGCGGCCCAATCCGGTCGAGGACATCATTCGCCATCCGCTACCGGAACTGCGGATCATTGACGATGCCCTGTGGCAGAAGGTGCAGGATCGGCTTGCCGCCAACACCGGCACCCGACCCGAACGGCTGCGCCGCCCGAAGCACATCCTTTCCGGTGTAGGCGAATGCAGCGTCTGCGGCTCCGCGTGGGTGATGGTGAGCAGCCGATATTGGGGATGCAGCCGCTTCCGATATGGCGGCGACTGCACCAACAACCGCTTGGTCAGCAACAAATGCTATGAAGAGCGAGTGCTGGCCGACCTCAAGCAAGGCATGATCGCCCCGGAGGTGGTCAGCGCCTATGTCCGCGAATATCATCGCGACTTCGCGCGGGCATCCGCCGACCTTAGCCGCGACCGCGCCCGCGCCCAGCGCAAGCTGGAGGAAGCAGAACGCAAAAAGGAACGGCTGTTGAAGGCCTTTGCAGAAGGCGGCAGCGAGTTTGCTGAGATACGCGACATGCTGGCAGCCGCGCGGGAAGATGCTGAACGCCTCGCCCGCGAACTAGCCAGCATGGATGCCGTACCCACGGTGCTGACCCTCCACCCTCAGATTGAGCAGGTCTATCTACAGCAGGTCGAAGAGCTGGAGACGGCCTTGGCGGCGCCGGACGCGCGACTAGAGGCGATCCCCAAGCTGCGCGCCATGATCGCCCGCATCGTCGTGTCGCCCAATCTGGAGAAGCAACGCGGTGTCACGCTGGAAGTCGTGCGCCAGATGGACGAAATTCTGTCGATTGTAACCGGGGTGCAGCAGAAGGCGAAGTTACGCTAA